TTAATCTTCCTGAAAAGTACCGTGGTAAGTCTGTTGAAGAACTTGTACAGATGCACCAAGAGCTAGAGAAATTCTCTGGCAAACAGAGTACGGAAGTTGGTGAGCTACGAAGGTTAGTTGATGAACACATTCAGACACAACTCTCAAACCAACAAGCACCTCAACAACAGCAACAAGAAGACGATGAAGTAGATTTCTTTGTAGATCCACAATCGGCTGTTAACAGAGCAATAGCTAACCACCCTAAGATTAAAGAAGCAGAAGCTTACACACAACAGGCTAGACAACAGGCCACTCTTTCACAGTTAAAATCCAATCACCCTGATATGGAGAGTATACTACAAGATCCTAAGTTTGCTGAGTGGATCAAAGGGTCAAAAGTTAGAACTAATTTGTTTGTTCAAGCAGACCAAGGGTACGACTACGACGCTGCACACGAATTGTTTTCTCTCTGGAAAGAAAGAAACCAAGCTGTACAACAAACCGCACAAGCGGAAAAAGCAGCCCGTCAGAGTACACTAAAGTCTGCTAGTACAGGCAACGCTCGCGGAACAGCAGAGGGATCGCGTAAGAAAATTTATCGTCGTGCTGACTTAATAAAACTTATGCAAACAGACCCTGATCGCTACATGGCGCTACAGCCTGAAATAATGGCAGCGTATGCAGAGAAGAGGGTCAAATAGCCTAACCTTTAAGGAGAATTAAAATGGCTGGTGAAACCTCTGGTGCATATTTTACAGCTAATGCTGTAGTAGACAAAACCGCTGCGGGTACTTTTATCCCCGAAATCTGGTCGGATGAGATCATCGCAGCATATCAAAAGAACCTGAAGATGGCTCCCCTTGTCAAGCGTCTGTCTATGACCGGCAAGAAGGGTGACGTTATTCACATTCCTAAGCCCATCCGTGGATCAGCTAACGCTAAGGCAGAAGCTGTTGCGGTAACCATTCAGGCTAACCTTGAGTCAGAGTTGACTGTCACTGTTGATCGTCACTTTGAGTACTCGCGTTTGATTGAGGACATCGTAGAAGTACAGGCTCTGTCCTCTCTGCGACAGTTCTACACTGAAGACGCTGGTTACCAACTGGCTCTGCAAGTTGATACTGACCTGATTAACGCCGCTACTGGCTTTGGTAACGGTACTCGTACTGCTACTCCTGCCAACACTGGCGCTAACTGGGTAAACAGCAACAGCTACTACTTCAACAGCACTTCTGGCCTTGCTGCCTACGCTGCTGATACTGTTACTACTGGTGACAACTTTACTGACCTTGGCTTCCGTGAGGCTATCAAGCTGATGGACGATGCTGACGTACCTATGGACGGACGAGTTCTCGTTGTTCCTCCTGCTGTACGTAAGTCTCTGATGGGCATTGATCGTTACGTGTCTTCCGACTTCGTTGGTGGCCGTGGCGTTGAGTCAGGTCTGATTGGTAACCTGTACGGTGTAGACATTTACGTGTCTAGCAACGCTCCGGTTATCGAAGCTGCTGCTCAGAACTCTGCGTCTACTGCTGATACTCGTGGTTGCTTGTTCTTTCACAAGGATGCTTTGGTAATGGCAGAGCAACTGGCTGTACGCTCTCAGACACAGTACAAGCAGGAATACCTGTCTACGCTGTTTACGTCTGACACGCTGTACGGTGTTGAGACTTACCGTCCCGAAGCAGGATTCATCCTGTCTGTTTGCGACGAGTAAACTCTACGGGGGTCGTAACTGGCCCCCTTTTATTTAAACGTCTTGATAACAGGGTGTTTAACTAAAAGTTAAATAGGATAACCTTATGACTAATTACGTAAAGTTTACTAATTTTACTGTTAAAGATTCTCTGCCTACGGGTGACACTAATAAGGTTATTCGTGGTGCAGAGTTTGATACAGAATTTGATTCTATTGCTACGGCAGTAGCGACTAAATCTAATAGTGCTAGTCCTACGTTTACTGGTACTGCTACGTTTGATGGGATTACTGCTACAGGAACTGTTAATCTTTCTGGTCTTAGTGTTACATTTTCTCAGCTTGACGCTGGAGCAGTTACTTTATCTTCTGAAACTTTTTCAGATGTAGATAATCAAATACCGACTAATGCGGCAGTAATTGACTACGTTGCTAGTGCTATTCCGGGCATTGCAGAAGTAAACGATCTCACTGCTGTTGTAACGTGGGCTGACGTACCTGACGCAAACATTACAGAGTCTAGTGTTACTCAACATCAGGCGGCTTTGTCTATTACCGCTAGTCAGCTTAGTGACGTTACTGCTACTGCGACAGAGCTTAACTACGTTGATGGCGTTACGTCTAATATACAAACGCAGATTGACAATATCAACCCAAGCCCGATACACACCGCTACGGCATCAGGAACCTTGGCAAACGGGGACGTGGTTATCGTAAACAGTGACGGTACTGTGAGTGCAATCACCGGGGTTACGCAAAGCGCGGGATCAGACGCGACTTATGTAAATAACGGCAGTAGACCAACTAGCACATCGGTTACCTATGATACCAATGAAAACAAGGTGGTCGTAATTTATAAGGATGCTGGCAACTCAAATTATGGAACAGCTATTGTTGGGTCTGTTTCTGGGTCAACAATTACATTTGGAACCGCAGTGGCATTTACAAGTGTTGGCATAGGCAGTACAACCAGCGCAGTTTTTGACAGCAGTAACAATAAAGTAGTTATTTCTTATATTAACAGTTCAACAGGGTACGGCGAGTCTATTGTTGGAACCGTGAGCGGAACCTCTATTTCTTTTGGTACTGCTGTTGTGTTTAATAGTGGCCCTACATATAACGTCCGTAGTGTTTTTGATAGCACAAACAACAAGGTGATAAATTACGGAACATGGGATGGCAGTTTTGTTTACGCAGTAGTCGGAACCGTAAGCGGAACAAGCATTAGTTTTGGTACTAAAGTGGCGGCTGGTGTTATCACTAGTAATTCACTGTCGATAGGTTTTGATTCTAATGCTGGAGCGGCGGTAGTGACTTATAGAGACGGCACCTCTACACAGGCTAAGGTAGCTACTGTATCAGGAACATCTATTAGTTTTGGAACAGCAACAGCATTACTAAGCGGAGATTATGCGAGGTGGGTAGTTCCTATTTTTGATTCGTCTAATAATAAAATGGTTATTTTTTATGATAATAATTCGCAAAACAGGGCAGAGGTCAAAGTCGGGACTGTTAGCGGCACTAGCATAACTTTTGGCTCCGCTGTCGATACGGGATTTGATTCGGTTGGTGCCGACGGCTATGCAACGGGAGTTTTTGATTCGCTCAGAAATAAAGTGGTTTTGGCTTATACCCTGCAAAGCCCTAATGGTCGCTATATAGTATCTGGAACCGTAGACGGAACCAACGTTACGCTTGATTCTCCCTTGTCCATCGGGGGATATATAGCATTTCTTTTTTCGGGTTCTGTTTTTGATCCAGACAGTAATAAAACAATTATTGCTTACGTTGACGATGACACAGATACAGGCGAAGCGTTTGCTTTTACAACAGGGTTTACAACACTCACCTCAGAAAATTACATCGGAATTTCTAATGCGGCCTATGCTGACACGGCGACAGCTACCATTCAGATCGTAGGGTCTGTTGATGACGCTCAAAGCGGATTGACTGCTGGGCAAGCATATTATGTTCAAAATGATGGCTCACTTGGTACAAGCGCAAGCGCCCCGTCAGTATTTGCGGGAACCGCTGTTTCAGCGACAGAGCTTATTGTTAAGGGGTAGTCTATGAAAACTATTGTTAAAACTGACAGTAACACCTCTGCTTATCTTTTTGATGACGAAAAAGAGGTCAATATGCAGACCAATCAAATTAACGTCGGAGATCCTAGCAATCTCGACTTTATTATTGGCGATCTTAATTCTCAAAATGCTGTCTTATATGAAAATGTCACAAACGCCCCTAATGATTGGTTTGGTGGCAAATATACATTTGATGGGGCAACGTGGACGGCTGTACCCGGATGGGTAAACCCATTATCAGAGTAAACAATGAATGGACCCTGTATCGTTAGTAGCAATGGCGTCTACAGCGTTCAAGGGCGTACAGGTTCTTGTATCTAAAGGCGCAGAGATTGAACACGTAGCTCAAAAGCTAGGTCAGTGGTACGGATTAGTTTCTGACTTACGTGAAGCAGAGAAGGAAGCAGAGAACCCACCGTTGTTCAAGAAGTTGTTTGACGGTGAATCTGTAGAGGCACAGGCGTTAAACGCTGTCATAGCCAAGAAGAAGATAGAGGAACAAGAGAAGCAGATCAGAGAGTTAATCATGTACTCTTACGGTCAAGACACGTACAACGAAATGATCCAGATGCGTCGTGACATAAGAGCCAAACGTGAACAAATGATCTACAAGCAACGAAGAAAGCAAAGACGTATGCTAGATGTATCAGCAATTATTATGGGCCTAATGGTCACCGCTGGGATTATCTGGACAACCATAAGTGTTATACAAGGGGTTAGTAATGGATGAGTCCGCAAAGCAAGTTGTTGATGTAATGAGCGTAGGTACTATGTTAGGCACTATCAGTGCAATCCTGCCGCCTATATCTGCTATGTTTACTATTATATGGGTAGCCATAAGAATATGGGAAACAGATACAGTACAGGGATTCAGGAACAAGGACAAAGACTAAGGTATGTGGACTGCACTGATCGGACCTATCGCTGGACTCGCTAAGACTTGGATTAACAACAGGCACGAGCAGTCACAAGCCAAACACGTAGCTAAGATGGAAGTCATTAAGAACACAGCTACGTGGGAACAAGAGATGGCAGCGGCTAGTGCAACCTCGTGGAAAGACGAGTGGTTTACTGTAGTCCTGTCGTTGCCTCTGTTGGCTGTGTGTTACGGAGTTGCTATGGATGACTTGAGTATTATGCAGAGGGTGGGGCTAGCTTTTGTTGAGCTAGACAAGCTACCTGATTACTACCAGTACTTGCTTTACGTAGCAGTCACGGCCAGCTTTGGCATACGTGGTGCTGACAAGCTGATGCAGATGAAGGGTAAGTAAATATGGCAACAGA